ATTGAGAATAGAGCATCTGAATTAAGTCTTGACACTGGAACATTAAGCGCCTGTAAAAACTTCTTTTGGAAGTATAGGACGTCGTCCATTTGCCCCAGTGTCTGGCCACCTGGTAGGGTAGTAACCTCCGTACCTCTACCACCTTCACGGCGTGGTAGCCAATAGTCTTCAAGCATAGTCATGAACTTACGATCGTCGCGAATGTCGCCAGTCTGTGCGTCGTAAATTAGACGGTTCTTATGCTTAACCATAATGTCGCGAACATACTGCTCTGCCTTCATCTTAGGTAGATTACCAACGTCAATATACCAAATACGACGTTCTGGCGCACGAGCAAGACGATAGATGACTAGAGCATCTTCTAGTGTTCTTAACTGATTAAGTGGCTTGATTGCTTTGTGTAGATATGAGAGAACCATTGTTCCCTGATTGTCAGTAAGACCTGACACAATATGTAAAACTGCATCCTTAGCAACTTTTAAACCAGTTGTCGAAGGACCAACTGATTTGTTACCGAAGTTAAAACCTTTTTCATTAAAAATAAAATATTCATTTACAGTTTTAGTAACAACTGCATCGCCTGGATTATTGGCTTGAATTCTTTTTTTCTGAACTTCTCTAACTTTACGGATCTTACGTGGATCAACGTAACGAAGTTCTTGGATGCCTAATTGTGGCGCTTTGTCGTCAATAACTACATGATAATAAAGTCGACCATCGATATACCAACGACGATAAACTTCATAAGCATATTTGTTAAACTCTAACAAATTAAGACAATAATTAAATTCGTCTGTAATTATTTTCTTAATATTATCATTAACTTTCAAATCATCTAAATTAATTGTAACTACGTGTTCTTCGTCAATAGCAATAGACTCGTTAACAATTTCGTCAATAGCAGCATCGCATTCTGGCTGTAACGACATTTCGCGATATTTTGTAACAAGTTCTGCTTCCGATCTTACTGTGCCATCAAGGTCAACATATGTTCCGAATGCACCGCCAGCGGATACGACTACTGCTCCGTCATCCGTATTACTTGGTGGAGTAAAGGATGGGAGCTCTTCTTCTTTAATTTTTTTACGGAATTCGAAACCGAATAATTCTGCCATTTAATTCTCCAATAATGGGAGAGGAATTACCCTCTCCCTTCATGTTATACTTATAATTATTAAGATGGACCGTTTGGACCGTCAATAACTGACTGAGGTCCATATAGATTTACGCCGCCAGCTTTCTTATCCGAAGCTTCAACTACTGGAACCCAATAATCGTAAGCAAAAGCAACAGTAAATTCTTCAATGTTGTTTGCTGAATTCCAATCAACCCCGATGCCACTGATTGCAGTTGGGAATGCTCCAACTAGAAGATAAGAACGAATGTCTGAACCATCAACGCTATATTGAATGATTTCTAGATCAGCCTTATACTGTTCTGTTGCAACAGCAGGATCACGAACGTTAGCAACCATACGATTGATAGCGTTTGACCATGCTTCGAACATTGAACGAACAGCGAAATCTTCGTCGTTCATTACAGTTACTGACCAATCAGCAAAAGTTCTTTCACCAGCAACCTTAACCTTACGGCCAAAGTATGGAACGTCGATTGAACTTAAAGTTGACTCTGGAAGCTCCGCTGCGCGACAAACGAAGCGAAACTTATCTACTGAAACCAAATCAATGCCAATCCCAACTGGAACAGATAGGAAAACATTGAAGAGGGATGGTCTGGCACCACCATACACCAGACCATTTGATTTGAAAGCTGCGATATTAAAAGGCATCTATGTACTCCTTTGAGTTTTATCTATTTATTAAAACTTGCCAACAACTTCGGAGAACTGAACGCCAGATGGAACAGCCACGAAATTAAGTTGGATGAAGTTGATGCTTCTCGCAGGTTTAATATAAATGTCGCCAACAAACTGGTTACTATCAATAACCTGTGGAGTGTTGTTAGTGTCATCGCAGACAACTAGGAAGTCAGTGATACCACGACGACCTTGAACAGTTCTTAAGTATGGTGTTACAAGGTTCTTGAACTGTGCTCTAGTGAATGCATCGTTAAACTCGAATAGTGAGTATTTAGCAGCAGTAGAGATAGCTTTTTCAAGAACAATGAACAGACGACGAACATTGATTCGATCGAACGCTGATGGTTTGGCCTGTAGAGTTTTATCTCCGAATAGGACAGTTCCCTGACCAGGAGAAGTAATAACAGGGTTAATACCATTTGAGTAGATTACATCGCGTTCTGACTTGCGTGGATTAAATGCAAGTTTTACAACGTTTTTAATCTGACCACGGTTATAACCAGCTGGCGACCACCAAGCATCGTTTGTGTTATCAGTGCGTACACATGTACCAGCGATATCGCCATTAAGCGGAACCCAACGATAAACGTCGTTATACTTATCGTACTGATACTTGTAACCAGAATCTAGAACAGCGTAAGAAGTGCTACGTAGAGCTCCTCTCCAGTTCTTTAGACTTGATGCTTCGTTTCCAAGATTGTTAAGAACTATATTTTTATCTGGAGAGATAAGAGCAATACAGTCTTTTCTTGTTTCAACTAGATTGTCGATGATATAATTAGCTAGCTGATAGTTAGAAATTGTCTGACCGCTAACTACTGTAGTACCACCAATTGGTTTACCTTGAAGAACTAGAGAAATATCAATGTCTTCAGCTGACTGGAACATATCATATGCAGCGCCTAGAATTGAAAGCGTTGCAGATGCTTCGTTTAGACCGTCAGCGCCTAGCGAGAAATTAGCGTTCAGAGGCGCAGAAGCTGTTGAAGTTGTTAGGTTCAAACTAGTATTTGATGTAGCTTGCGAACGGTCATGAGCCCACCAAACGTATTCAGAAACCTGATTAATTACGTCTTTGTAGTAGTTAGTTGAACCGTCAACAGTCTTAGCATCTGTAGCACGCGATAGACCCTTGAATGTTTCAAGAACAGTTCCTGGAGTGCCGGAGAATTGACCATCTTCGTCGACAATAACAACATGAAGCTCGTCATGTGCTGATGTGTTACCGTTATAAAGCTGCCAATCAGATTGACCTGGAGCAGTTTCAACGACGTTGAAGAATTCCCAGTAACGCTGAATTGTGTTTGAAACATAGGTTTCGCGTAGTCTGAAAGGATCTTCGAAATTAATTTTAAGAACATTAGTATTAGATACAAATGTTGAATATGAATTCGTAGCAGCAGTAATGCTTATAGCGCTACCATAAGGAGTTGCGGATAATTTGAATCCAGCACTATTAGCAGCAACAATATAATAATTTGTTCCGGAAGTTAGACCAGAAATAACAGAATTACCAGCAGCGTTAGCATAAACAACTGTTTCGCCGTTGCTGAATGGATGACCAGAAACTGTAATGAATCCAGTGTTACTGTTTACGTCTGTAGAACTTCCAGTAATAGAAGCATTAGAAACTACGTTTCCGTTAAGAGTAAAGGTGTTTGAAACGCTTACGCCAGTAACCTGTAGATATTGCTGACCGATAGAAGAATTACCAGCAAGAATCTGATCGCCAGTTGAAATTGTAGCAGCCACAGCGTTAGCAGAAGCATTAGTCGCTCCTGAGAACATTACAAGAGCAGCGTTTGATCCTACACGGAAATCAACCATTGTAGTAATAGATGCATTTGTAACAGCAACGTTTGACTGGAATGAAGCAGCGTTATCGCAGACGCCAATTCTTAGTGAATTACCAAGAGCTCCTGGATACTTCGCAACCCATGCAATGTCATTATCAAAAGTTCCGTCTTTTAAAATATAATCTTCATTATTTTTTACAATCTGATTTACTAGATTTGCTACGATACCACCAGAAGTTGATGTATTTGAATCGAAAGCTATAGCTGTATAAGCTGTTTCAGGACGACCGAAATAAAGAGAAACAGGTCCATTAGTAGAAGGATTTTGAGAAAGAACAATAGCTGTAGAATTCTTTGATAAAACAGTAATATTTTCGCCAGCTGTTCTAATATTAGTATTTGAAGTTTGCGCTACATACATTCCAACTTCTACTGCGGCAAGAGCAGTAGAGTTAGCAACAGTGTACGCATTAACACTTGTATTACTTACTGAAACAACCCATGGAGTTGAACCGCTAATATTAGCAGCACGAGAAACCCATAAACGATTAGCATACGAAAGAAAATTCGCTGCTGTGAAAAAAGTTTCAGGATTGAAATTAGTTGGCTTTGCGAATCTTTTAACTAGCTGATTTTCTGAATCTACTAAAACTCTTTCGCCGATTGGACCCCAACGAAACACGCCAGCAAAGGCGCCATCTGATGTGGCTACTGCTGGAACGACTGTAGTAAGGTCGATCTCTGATACGTTAACACCTGGTGATAGCTGAAATGCCA